CGGCTAAATTTAGATTTATGAATCTAGATGACGAGTATTATAAGCAGCCTGAAATATTCTACAAAAACTTAACTTTCAATTGTTTAATAATTAAAAACTAAAATAAAATGGCAATTTTAAACGCAACAAGTGTTACTTTAAGTATCGCAGGCGAGGTAATGGGACACTCTACTTCTTGTAGCCTAAGTATAACTAGAGATTTAAGAGACTCTACAACCAAATCAAGTCAAGGATGGTCTGAGTCTTTAGCAGGTCTAAAATCTTGGGAAATGAACGGAGATGCTTTCGTCGATATAGCAGAAACAGATGCTCCTCTTGGAGATTGTTTTGATGCTTTAATTGCAGGTGTAGCTGTAGCTGTAGTATTTACAGTAGACACACAGACTTATACTGGTAGTGGATTCTTAACTAATGTATCTACAGATGCAGGAGTAGAAGAAAATGCTACCTTCTCTGTTTCTATTACAGGTACTAGCACTCTAACTAAGGCTTAGAAGTAATAATTAAATTTATTTATAATGAAAAAGGTAGAATTAGGCGGTCAAGAAAGACCAATAAGATTTAGTTATTTAGCTTTAAAAGACATTTGTAATAAGTGTGGATTAAAGTTAAGTGAAATGAATCAATTAGGATCAGAGATAGACCACATCGGTATCATTACTTATTATGGGTTAAAGGCAGGAGCTAAAAAAATAGGCGAGCCTTTTAAGTACAAAGTAGCTGACATTGAAGAATGGTTAGATAACGAGGAGTTCAATAAGATAAACGAAATATTTGAGGCTTTCCAACTTGACCAACCTCAGAATGAGGGAAAGTAGTTAAGGGAGAGGAGGTCGATGATGAATCGGGAGAAATCAACTGGGACAAACTCGAACAGATAGGATTAGGTAGAATGGGGTTAGGTTGTGATGAACTTTATAGCTTAACCCCACGAACCTTTAACAATCAGTTAATGGGATTTAATCAGTATCAAGAGCAACTGATGCGTGATAGATGGGAGCAAACAAGGATGATAGTACATTCTTGCATTGCACCACACTCAAAGAAAACACTTAAACCAAAAGAGGTCCTTCCTTTCCCTTGGGATAACAAGTCAAGAGGTAAAAAAATAATAGCCTCTAACGAGCAAATAGCTAAAGATGTCGCTAGACATAAACAGGTATTACTAAAATTAAATAAAGAATAATGGGTGGAATTAAGACTATATCGATAATTGTAGCTGCCAATATAAAAGGGTTAGAAGCAGGTTTAGGTAAAGCAAATAAATCTATAGCAGGTTTCGCAGCAAACGCAGCTCGTATAGGTTCTACTCTTTCATTTGGTATTACAGCACCTCTTACTGCTTTAGGTACTTCCGCATTTAAGGCTTTCAGAGACTTTGAGTCAGGAATGAATAGAGTTGCTATGGTAACTCAAGCTAGTAAAGATGAAATTAAATTACTTACTGATGAAGCAAAAAGACTTGGTGCAACTACTAGATTTACAGCAACAGAGGTAGCAAAACTACAAGAGATTTTAGGTCGTAAAGGTTTTAAAACTGATGCGATAGTCGATATGACAGAGGCTATATTGAATTTGTCTATTGCAGCAGGAGAAGATTTAAACATTGCAGCGAACTCAGTAGCATCTACGTTAAACGCTTTTAATTTAGATGCCTCAGAAGGATCTAGGGTAGCAAATACTTTAGCACAAGCTACTGTTAATTCCTCACTTCAACTTAACACATTTACTACTGCGTTTGCAAATGCAGGAGCTTCAGCTAGTGCGGCAAATGTAGATATTGAGGAGTTAACCGCTATGATGGGGGTCTTAACGGATAACGGTATTAAAGCATCTAGAGCAGGTACATCACTTAACTCTTTATTCATCACCTTAAAAGAAAAAGGTATTAGTTTATCTGATACTTTAGATTTAGTATCTCAAGGAGAATTAGGTTTAGAAAGAGCTACTGCTATTGCAGGTAAACGGTTTAGTAAGCAATTACTTATATTAGCTAATAATAGAGATGAAGTAAAACGACTTACAGCAGAGTATAAGGGAAATACTACCGCAATGAAAACAATGGGTGATTTAGCAAAATTAACTGCGGATCACAAAATAGCATTGATGGAAAGTGCGATGAATGCAATGCAAATCGAAATGGGTAGTTTGATGGCAGAAGCCTTACTACCAATGATTCGTAAAATAACAGAATTAGCACAAGCATTCGGAAACCTAGATGTTAAAACAAAGAAGATGATACTTATAGCAGGAGCTATAGCAGCATCTTTAGGTCCAATTATTTTAATTGTAGGTGGTTTAGGTGGTGCTTTTGTTGCAGGATTAGCTGTATTAGGTCCATTCGCAGTAGCTTTAGGTGTTATGGCTATTAAAATAGCTGCAATTTTGTTTGTAATTGATTTGCTTATAAAAGGTTTTGGTGCATTAGCAACTTACGCTGATGAGAATCGAAAAGCAATCACAGAAAGATTTGAAAATACAGCAGCAGCAATAGGTAACTTTTTTATAAAAATATTTAATAATACTGTAAAATTTTTACAAACTACTGCGGCAAAATTTGGTATAAAGATTTTTAAAGACTTTCAACCTTCTAAAGAATTTAAAATAATACCTGATGATGAATTAACAAAAATAACTTCTATCACAGATTCTTTTGAAAAGTTTAACAAAAAGTATTCTAAATTTAAGTCTAACATAGTTAAGGGTGTAAAAGATGCTTTTACATTTGATATGGGTGGAGATGATTCAGAATCTAAGGCTGATAAAAAAGAATTTGTAGCTTCAGAATTTGACTATCAAGCTGAATATCAACAATACTTAGCAGATGTAGCAATGGCTGAAGCAGCTACACGAAGATTTCAAAACGCTACAATAGAGTTAGGTAAACAGATTTCAATGTCTTTTGCCGACTCATTTGCAGAGGTGGTTGTTAGTGGTGAAAACCTTAAAGAAGGTTTAACAAATATATTTGTTGATTTATTAAAGCAAATAGGTAAAATGATTATTAAAGCATTAATATTAGCCGCTGTGTTTGCAATGATTCCAGGGATGGGAGGTTTAGGTGCTACACAAGTTACAGGTTTTAAAGAAATATTAGGAACTCTAATGGGAGGAGCTTTCGCAGATGGAGGTCAACCACCTGTAGGTAAAATGAGTTTAGTAGGTGAGCGAGGTCCTGAATTATTTGTACCTAACTCAAAAGGAACAATAGTACCTAATCACGCTTTAGGCGGTGGGTCAGCTCCAATACCTGACGTAAAAATATCGGGTAACGATTTATTAATTGTATTTGATAGAGCAGAACGTAGAAAAAATAGAAGGTAAACGGATATGGCATCATACGGAAAGTATAAGGAATCAATTATAGAGGGAGAGAAGGGTACAAGTTGGTATATTGAGGTTCATAAAAAAGATTACGTAGACTTCATAACTAATAACTCATTTATTAATGGGTTGTCGGGTTGGTCAACTACAAACGCTTCACTAAATCCTTTAGGCGGAGTAAAGGTCGGTTCTCAAGCAGGTAGTTTTTCATATTTACAACAACAAAGTCTTAGCTGTGTAGATGGTACAACGTACTATGTTACCATAAAAGTAAGTGGTACTAGCGGTAATTCATTTAAAGTAAGGCTAAATAGTGTAAGTGCATCAGATTATGTTACCTTGACAGGTGATGGTACTCATAAACTTCAAATGACGGCAGGTAACAATTCTACTGATGGTTTATATATAATTAATAACGTGAATGGCGTTTTATCATCTTTTACTGTAGAATCAGTAAGTGTAAGTGAAACAGAATATAACACTCAAGATTTACTGCTTTCAGGAGAGGGTTTTCATATTACTTGGAACGGAGAGGGATCTACAAGGGATAGAACATTTATAGGTTCTGAGTGTTCTTTAAATATGTTTGTTAGAAATGATGATGAAGAATCATTTTTATATAACATATTAGATAATGGTTTTAAAAAATATTTTATTAGAATATTTAAAGGGATTCCTAGTGTTAGCTCAAATATTTGGTGGTATGGATATATTCAGCCATCTTTTGATGTTGTAGAGAACCTACCTTATCCATACGTTTCACAAATAAACTCTACCGACTCTTATGGTTACTATAAAACACAACCAATAACCACGTTTCAAGGAGGGGCAAGTTATACTGTAGAGACAGCTAAAAACTCAAACCATTCAATTTCTAAAATATTTTTAGATTTTATAAAGAATATGGACTTATTTAGCACATCTACATCAGATGGACCTTGCCCTGATAATGTGCCATTAATAACTACAGGAATTAATTGGACTACACAAGCTCAAAAAAATTTAACTTTTGATCCTGCTAATAGATATTATTTTTGCAAAGGAGCTTACGCTGATAATAAAGACTTCCCTTTGGAGTACAACGAGTTTGATGTTATAAAAGATGTTTCTAGAGTTATGAACTCTACTGGTTTCTTAGCAGAAGGTTCTTACTACTTTTTACAACCTAATATATACTTAAACAATACAACTGCTACAAGTAAACTATATGAATACTATGACGTAGCATCGTCTGAATACTTCGTTAATCCTAGTCCAACTCCAACTACAGGGTCTAATGTATCAAGCCTACTTACTATAGACCAATCTAGTCACGCAATAGTAAATGGCTCTGCTTTTGTGTACGAACCTCCATTAAAATCGGCTTCTGTTACGTTTGATTCTCAAACCAAGCCGTTTGAGATGTCTCCTCAAACTGAATTAAGTAATAATGTTGAATATATGTCGGGTCAGCTACTAGCTAATACGACTTATGATTTAAATTTTAACTTAACTCGCTCTGAAGATATAGATTTAGATAATGTTAGCACTTCAAATAACGCAGGTTGGCTAGGTCAATCTAGCGGTATGAAGGTGGCACATAGTACGTTTTCTTGTACAATGGATTTAGAAATAAAAGTTACTGATGGTACTAACACTAAATATTTAGCGGTAGACTCTACTATAGGTTTTACAGATTACGGTACTTTTTATAGATACCCAAGGCTAATATGGACTGATTTACAAAGACCTATAACACTACATAGGGGTTATGGTTATCCTGACTCAAGTTACACTTATTATTCAGAGACTTGGAATAATAGTAATTGTGTTGGTAGTTACGCAAGTAATGATAACACTAATGGACCTTGTTATATTGAAGAAGATTGGATAGGTGGGCAGGGTTATACCCCTGGAGTTAAAAACTTTAGGGTTGACTTTAACTTTAGTTCTGATATACCTGAAATTGATTTCAATGGAACTGTTTTTGTAAAAATAGATGTTGATCCAATTAAATTAAACCAAAGGGGTACACACACTTTTCCAATGCAAACTTACGCACAAACTACTATATTTCCTTTAACAGCTAATACAAGAACTAATGTCACAACTAGCGTAAACGAAGTAACTACAATACCTTACGTTTATAGTTCTACTCAAGTTGTTACATCTAAATATACCTCAACTCAAACAACAAACTCAGCAGTTGAAAATAAAGATTTGGGCGGTGTTACAGTAGGTCAAACATCATCTAATCCTGCTTTTTCTGTTAGAGACTATTACAATATTCCTATAGCTTCTTTTTTTCAACGTGGTTTAGATGATAGTAGTTCGGCTGCCTTAAATCAGTTATTGGTTGATGAGTATTTAGATATGCAAGTTACACCTCTAAAAATACTACAAGGGGACATACAAAGTAATGATATATCTCCACTTAAAATAATAAAATATTCAATAAACAATGATGGTAATTACGAATACTTTATGTTTTTAGGTGGTACTTTTAAAGCTCAAAGTGAGATTATGAGTGGTGAATGGTTTAGATTAAAAAAAGGTTAAAATATTGTTATGGATAAGAAAACTAGAGATATAAAAGCTATAAACGCTCGCTTAAATATTTTAGATAGACAAATATCAGAAAATATTACTGAGGTTAGTTATGGTTCTCTTGATACCGAATTAGCGGTAGGGTCAATAATTTATAATATATCTCTTTCAGCAAACTTAAAAGGTAAAATACCTAAAGAAGAAAGATTTATACTTAGTTTCCCTGATGGCTCTAATCCATTAATAATACTTAATAAAAAAGAAGATTTAGAAACTACTGTTTCCACAATACCTGTTTACGTAGATGGGACTGATACCTGGGAGCAATTAATTTATCCATCAGTAACTTACCCAATAGGCTCTTTAATATCTGCTGTAAATTATGCAAGTAATGATACTAATTTTGCAGCAGGTGGAAATCAAGAGGTTCAATTTAATTCAGAGGGTCAATTAGGTGCTGATTCTGACTTTATATATAATACAAGTACAGATACAATAGAAGCTCCTAACGCTACTATATCAGGTACTATTACAGGTGATTTGACAGGTAACGCAGATACAGCTACAGCTTTAACAACGGGGAATAAAACTATAAACGGTGATTTAGATGTAACAGGAAATATTACAGGAGATTTAGTTGATGCTTCTGCAACGGTTTCTGTAGCTCAAGTAACGGCATCGGGTTTGATAACTGGAAGTGGTGGTTTTCAAGGTAACTTGTCAGCAACTAGTTCGCTTAACAACGGTGTAACTGCAACGACTCAATCAGTAGGAGATAACACTACGAAAGTAGCTACCACTGCATTTGTGCAAGCAAACTCAGGAAGTAGTACACCAGCAGGTTCAAACCAACAAGTGCAATATAATAATAATGGAAGTTTTGGTGCAGACTTTGGAATGACTTATGATAATACTAATTACACTCTTAACGTGTTTGGTACAGTTGATGCAACTCTTCTTGATGGTAACCTTACTGCAACTTCTCTTCTTAATAACGGTGTAACTGCAACACTACAGCCACTTAATGATAATAGCTCTAAAGTAGCCACAACTAGTTTTGTTCAACAAGAAATTACAGATGCTGCCGTTACTCCTGGTTCTCCAAACTACTCTGTTCAATTTAATGATGGTGCTAGTGGTTTTGGAGGAGAGTCTACTTTCACATATAGCACTACAAACAATACACTTTCTTGTGAAACTATAAAGGGAAAACTAAAAGGTGATAACATTGGTACAGGTATATATGCTAGTGGCTCTGCGAAGTATTGGTATCTAATGCCTCAAGACTTTTTAGGTGCAAGTTCAGGGTCAGGTGTATTAACTACTTCAGGTAATTATATGATGATGCCTAGTTCAAATGCTAATTATATGTTTTCATTACAAATTCCAGTAGGGTATAAAATTGTTAAAGTATTTATAAAAGGTAATGTTGCAAACCCTTTTTCTGTTAATGCTTCTAGTTGGAGTTCTATCTTCGGAGGAAGTTATGGAAGTGGAACAATTAATACGGAGTTAACTTTAACAACTCCAGTAAACGCGTCAGAGGGTAGTTACATAACATTAAGCGTAAACCCTTCAGGGTCTTATAACAGAATATATGGTGGTAGAATAACACTAGAAGAAATTTAAAAATTAATTATTATGGATCGCCATACAACAGAAGTAGCAATAGCACAAATTACAGCATTAGGTGTAAGTTTATCCGATGTAGAAGAATCTTTACAAATAACCTCTCTTGTGTTGGCAGTTACATTTGGAACATATAAATGGGTAGCAGAAATTATTAAAATTAGAAACAATAGTAAAGGAGGGAGGAAATAGGTTTTACCGCTACCTTTTCCCCTGTTTCTTCCTCTCCCTTTACTTATAACAAAAAAAAAGTTATGCAAGATTTATTAAATTACTTATTAGATAATGGTGCTGAATTGTTAATCGCCATTCTAGCAACTACTAAAATTATAGTTAGACTTACACCTTCGGTTAAGGATGATAAGATATTTGGATATATAGACGAGCTTATAGGTTTTTTTATTAAGAATAATGAGAAGAAACCTAACAAGTAATGAGTATCTTATCTAAGATAGCTATAAAAGGTATATTCGCAATAGTACCTGAGATGTTTAAGGACCACAAAGGTAAATGGTCATCGAAGCGAACTGTATCGGGTGTGTTAGCTGTAGCAGCAGTAACTCAAATAGATGCTACAGGGATTACCTGGCAAACACTTTGTTTAGCTTTAATTGCTGTACTACCCCTTTGCTTTATGGGTGAACCGAAGTCGTGTACCTGTGATAAGAGTAAACTACAAAAGATATTTAACAA